CTGAGTCTACCCAAAGAACCTAGTTTATCGAGTCTTCTTCTATAGAACGAATATATGTTAGCGTTAGAGATTGAATTCTCTAACTTCCTATCGAATACAACGGTTGTTGCGGTAACGGATTCTACAAATCGAATAGCTTCGTAGCGAGCAGGAACTGCTATTCTAAAATAATCACCTACAGCAAACAAAGTGGTTAAATCGATAGACGCGCTAGTGAATTGCGTTGAGTTGTTTGATATGTTTACACCAGAAAGTAATAGTGTTTCAAGACTAACCAAATCCTCACCGTACAAACTTAATACATCAGTTTCAGGCTCTCTTATATACCCACCGCCCTGACCAGACAAAACAACGTGGGATATTGAATATACGTTAAATGTTTGTAAAGTGGAGACTGTGTTTATTGCGTTATTCTCTAAGCTAGCAATATTTGACGTAAATATAGTTTCAATCAACGTATTGCTAACGTTCATCGTTCTTGTGAATGAGCTGTCGATTAATTCGACGGAAGCAACAGCCTCTGTGATGGACGAGATATTATCAAAGCCTCCTCTAAACACAATAATGCTTGCGTTAGATGATACCATAGGATCTCTAAAACCAAACCCACCAGACTTAACAGATATGTCGGTGATCGAACCGTTGGTAACTTCACCAACAGTAGCAATAGCGCCAACTGGTGTGTTTGATGTAGGATTTAAACCACCTACAATAGATACCGGATCACCTACGTTATAATACAATCCTCTGTTTAAAGGATTAATCTCTATTTGAGAGAGTGCACCAATTAATCTACCAGTAACCGTTATAGGTGTCGTACCATTATAATACGTTGCGTAAACAGTCTCGCCAGTCTCAAACAATTTATTAACATTTGAAACGTAGACCTCGATATATGATATACCCAACTGCCTATCGACAGATTTAATAACAGTTTCAACAACAGCAGTTGATTTTGAGGTTACCCCAGTGAGTAGCGTTTTAGAAATGTTGAATATATTTAAGTCAGCAGTATCAATCCTTAACGCTAAAGGTAAAGCCCAGCGGCCATCAGACGCTTTAAATATATCATCTTTTGGTAAGTAGATATCGATGTTTTCGTTAAATAAAGCTCTGAACAAAAACTTTATTGAGTTTACCGTGCCTTTCGACTTGTAATACTCAGTAGCAAACCTTAGAAATTTTCTTTTATCTAATGCAGTGTCTACTGGGAAGAAGGGTAGCATCTCTTTCTTTAATTCATTGAGATAGAATTCGCTGGATAGGTCGATATCGTTAGCGTTTGCTAATTCACCAGTCTGAGCTAATACGTTGGTTGTGTTTTGAGTCCACTCGTAGTATTTCTCTAGAAATGTTATGAATAGGGGATATTCACCTCTAATAAAATCTGGTAATTGACTACGAACTAAACTCGAAATTAAAATATCTGACATTACATCGATTCTATGTTAGAGGAATATACGGGTAATAGTTGAACAACAACTGCAGTTGGATCGTCTGCGTCCAAAACCAACATTTTATTTTTTTCTGATTTAATTGTTGTTGCTTTTGGTCTAATATTTAAACTCAAATAACCAAATACATCATTAACAGCAGACGGATTGAAATCGGTAATTGTAATTTTACCCATCACATAATCAATTACACCAACAACACCATTATTTCTATTTGCGTTCAACACAACTTTAGTGTTTTGACTCGAAACTTCGTCTGCTTTGAAATACACAATACGTAATTGTCCATATCTACCTTGGAGCACACCCTCACCAACACCCAATTGACCGTTACCTCCAATGATACGAATAGCAACTGAAGTGTAACCTATACCAGGATTTGTAACTGTAATTGATTTAATTTTGCTGTTAACGATAGTAGCAAATGCTTGAGCGCCCGTACCATCACCCACGATTTCTATTGTAGGTGTACCAGTGTAGTTGATACCTGGATTGGTTACAGCGATTGATTCTAATCCGGTGTAAGATGACGGAATTTCTTCAAAATAACACACACGAGAAACTCCATCTTCATCTATCATTGTAAAGTTTGGAGATGAATAGAAGTTGTCTAGTGTTGTACCTTGCTGTAACTCAACACCAAAATCTATAACGTAGCTATCGGAATTAATTAAATCTGGTAAAAATTTCTTACTGATGAACACATCCAAGTCGTTGGATAGAATAGCACCACTAAATCTATCGATTGCAGTTTTCATACCAGAAGACTTAAATATATTATTAAATTGATTTAGTTCTGTATCACAATACGTTTTGATAGTGTTGATAACACCGGTCTGTAGTGTTGCTGAATTTGTTGCTGTTTTTGCTGGATCGTAATAGACTTTGCTAACCAACTTTAGATAGTTATAATCGACGTCCACGACTTCTGGAGTGACGGTCATCACACTAATAGGCTTAATAATTTTATTAACTACAAAATCTTTTTCTGTTTGAGTTACTTCAAAACCTAATTTAGGTTTGGCTGAGATAAACACTTTACCAAAAATAGGGGGATCGTTTTCCTCACCACCCCAAACATTCACAGCTTCAAAAGCTGGATATTTTTGTTGAATTAGACGAATGTAATCGTTTTTAGTAACAGCACGATTTTGTGACGTTAATGATAATGGTGCTGCGTACTTAATCTCATCCACAGTCTCTCTTAATGCGCCACTAGATGCAGGTGACGTTGAACTAATGGTTATGTTTGAGTAACCACCAATAGATGAAGATACGGTAAAATTGTTTGCGCCATTAGGCACAGGACCATTAGTTATTAAATACGAAGTGGTTACGATAGCACCATCCGGTAATTTCTTACCTACGACATTATCACCGAAGAATATTTGATATTTTCCACCTTTACCCTCTTCTAGAAAGTACACAGCATCAGTTTGACCAACGTTAATTACTTCAGTTGCTCTGTTGTAGACTGTAACTTGTGTGTTACTTGAAGACGGTCTTACGGAAACTTTTAATGTAGATGTATCGATGTTAGCGTCTTGGATTACGAACAGTTGTGTCGGATTACTCGATTCAGAATGAGTGTAGTTATAAGATACCAACTCACCTTCGTAAATAGGTACAGATAAAAAGTTAAAGTTGTTACCAGACTTCGTTGATGTAACGTCGTCAGTAACTATAAACTTATAAGAACGACCATCAATTAAGTTTGATAAGAATGATTGACCTGTTTGTAAAGTCAACGAACCTGAGTTTGATGAACCTGAGTCTACAGTAACGTTAATAATAGCTTTTGATGCTTTTGTTGATCGTGGTGTGTAACCCATCTTTTTAGCGTGCGATACAACAGAGTCACGCAACAAAGCTGTATCTAGAAAAGACTCGTTAGCAATCATATTCACATAATACGAATTGTAGTGTGTGTTGTAAGCTAAAATATCGAGCAACACGTTCAATCCAGAACCTTCAAAATCGTAATCAACAAATTCTGATTGTTGTTTTAGGAAATTCTTTAAGTTGGTTTTAATGGAATCAAAATCTAATTCCGTTACCTGAAGTCTATCTGCCATGTTATCTTACTCGATTTAGCGTGAAATTAATTGTTATGGGTTCTGTTCTTGATACTATATAAAACTCCATATTTAAAGTATATGCATTGTTGTCAATGTCTGGAGTTGCTGTCAGTCTAGATATTCTTGCTCTTGGTTCGTATGTGGAAATTACTTGGGTAATCTCTCTTTCGAGAGTAGCTGCTGTAATCTTATCCATATTCTCAAACAACAATGCTTGAACATTTGAACCAATATCTGGTTGAAATGGTCTTTCGTAGTGCTTGGTTAAAATTAGATTTTTAATAGAGTTAATAACCGCAGTGGCATCAACGTGTTTGTTGATGTCGTTTTTGATTGGATGCTTGGTAAAATTCAAGTCCAAATCTTTATACGTCTTATTTACTTGTGTTGATATAGTAGCCATGTATTATTTATGCATTAATTCGAGATAAAAGTTTAGGTGTGCCTATAAATTCGTCTACTAATTTTTCAGCAGTTTCACCCATTCCAGTGAATATTAACAACGAGTCCATTTCATCTAAAACTATATTTGCGTTTCTAAAATAGTTGATATCGTGATTCGTTCTTGTAGATAAAACAGAGTCGATAGTAGTAACATTACTGTATATCGTTTGCAGTGTGGATTCCGATAGATTCGAAGTCAGTATATTGTAAGTGTTTGGAAATATACCACCAACAGTTATAGTTATACTATTTTTAATAATTTGTGGATATGTTTGTGCTGTGACGACTAAACTGCTCAAGTTAGCATCGATAAACAAACTAGTAAAACTACCCATAATAGGAGCATTGTTCTGTATACCATCCGACTGGTTTGTTAAATACATCACGCTTTGTCCCGTAGACATTGCTGTAACATAGTAAGGATATATCGCGTCTTCTTCCACAGCACCTAATGGTGTGACACCAGATATCTTATTAGTGTGCTCTATGAATAAATCTGTAGCGCCATTAGCGGAAGCTAGGTTAGCCGATAATGCATAAATTTGGTCTAGTAAAGTAGAAGTTGCGCCAGATGTTCCATTAACATTAAAAGTATTAGAAGCTATCAAACCAGAAACTGTAATGATACTGTTTGCGACATTTGAAACTGGATTCTTGAAGTATCCACCAACAGCATTATTAGCAATGTCAGCTTCTTGCCATGGCTCTAAAAATTTAGGCACTGTATTTAAATAGCTAGTTACTGTGTTAGACAGTGCTATAATGTTATTTGAATCTGTATAATTAAATCCTAATCTCGCAAATATTCCGCTCATAATTTTCCTTTAAATCATTTTCAATTTAGGGGGTCCGGTCACGCCTTTTGGTGCTGGATGAATGTGTGAATTATATATTCTTTTATTAACTGTATCTGTCATCATAACAGCTCTCATAAGACCAAAGTTGCCAAGAGGTGAATTGACAGAAACACCTGCGTTAACAGTTGCTAGGGCATAAACTGAACCTGGAACTGCTGCTGGAATACCAACAGATAATCCGCCAAAAACAGAAACAAAACCAAGAGGACCAGCATTGACACCAGTGCCAGCATCAACACGAGTTAGTGATGTTATCTTATCTGCTGTTAGTTCGCCTGCAATAGCTAAATCGGAATTGATGTAAACGTGGTCGCCAGTTGATATTGTAATGGATCCCAAAGAACCTGAGTTCGCACCTATTGTCATATTGTCTTCAGATAAAATCTTAGTTTTACCCTTTACTATCTGAGTGAGATTGCCTCTTATTTCTTGCTCAACGTCACCATCAACTCTTTCGTATTTGTTACCCTTAACATGCATTGTCGCATCACCCTCGATAGTGATATTACAATGACCTTTAATTAGAACATTTTTATCTTTAGTAATAATCTCATATCCATCACCAACGATTTTAGTAACTTGAGTTCCATCAGAGTGAGTTTCTGTAAATGTACCTGACCTATGATGAAGTCTGACTCTTTCTCTGGTTGGAGTGTCATCCATCTCAAAGAAATGACCAGACTCAGTTTGTGTTATATTATTATAAGGATATAGTGGTGGATTATCTACCGTAGCTTGCGATTCGGGTTCTGTCCATCCTCTATCAAAATCCGGTTTAGTTATCATTTATACCTCAAGGTAATCTGGTTGTTGCTGATGAATATGTATTTGTTGAAACTACTGTCGTTGAGTTTGTTGATGAAGAAACGAACGACGATATCGTATTCGCTGAGGCTGCTATATCCGAAGCTGATGCTGGAGTAACGACCGCGACAACTAACTGTGCTGGAATAGTAATAATATCAACACTACTTTGTACAATACTCTTAGTTGTTGTCCCTATTTCATCTAAAGTATTTAACAATTCCGTTATATCTGTACTAGCGCCCATACTCTCTAGTCCAGGGATAGTAATAATATCACCCAACAATGAACCTACCGCACTAGCAAAATTTTGTAAACAATCTGCAAGTAGAGCTAGCAGCTTAGCGGGCAAACTTAAAATGTATTGTATCATCGCAGACACTTTTCTAGCATAATCCAACAACACCGTTTTTAAATCTGATATCTCTTGTAATATATCTTGTATGTATTTTAATTCTCTTAGCAGAGCTTTTGCTAGAGAGATTGCTTTAGACACTTCACCACTAGGCTCTAATCCTAAAGCAGCAATCAATGCACGAATAGCCTTTCTAATCTGACCCATCAATTGACTAAACTCTAGTCGGGCAAGTGCTGCGTCTTTTCTTAATTCGGAAGTAATATCACAAACGTGAGCTTGACTATTATTAGATATATCAATTCCAGTTCCTTCTACTTTACCACGTGCTGTTGGAGGTAAAGAGGGCTCACCTTTAACTTCAGCAACAACTCCATCAGGTAGTTTAGGTGCTGCGGCAATTTGAGCAGACGTTCTTCTATCACTAAAACCTAGTTGAGGAATAGGACTTTCTATTGTTCTAATACCCTGCGATATGATACCAGGATACACACCAAATATTACAGGTTCTTGAGCATTCTGTCCGTCTAAAAAGAAACCCGATACCCACTCACCTTCTTTAATAGAACCAAAAGTTCTAGGTCCAGTAGGAGATTGTATTATTTGCGCCCATGGCAAAGCTTCGATTGGTATCAAATTAACGTCAGCGTCGTGCCAACCAATGATACGTACTCGACATCTACCTAGTTTTAATGGGTCTTGTCTGTCTTCTACAACACCAGTCCACCAAACGAACCCATTTAATCCTGCAAAATCTGTTGTCATTAAGTTACCTGTTTAGTAGAGCTTTGGTATATAGAGTCTTTATTTGACGAATCCGTTACAGCCTCAAATACCACTTCATGTTTATCGTATTTAATAATATGTCTAGTCGCAACAACCAAATATTTACCATGCAAAGATTTGTCTAATTGATCCGTCAAACTTTCAGACGTATCTCTTTCTGATCGTTTAGGAATGTTGAGAGTAACGTTTAAGCCTGATGTAATATTGAAGTTACCAGGCAATACTACTTGAACACGTTGACCATATAACCCTTGAAATATTGCTTGTCGTTGCATTACGTATCTATAAGTATCGTTATCGTTATTAATAGACGACGGGTCGTTTGTTTTAACGTGGTCTATCGTACTTCTACTCGAACTGAAGTGATACAATGTTTTTTTAGAGTTGAACGTTTGAGTATTTAGATCGCCATTTTTATTCGTAACCAACGATAAGTTTTTCGTTTTATTACCATGACTCATTAGTTCGTAGTTGTCGCTATACGAAACGTCTAGTTGTCCTATACTGCGAGAAACAGGGTCAAAACCAATAAATTTTCCAGCATAGACACCTGCTCTTGTATTTTGTATAAAATCAAACTGAGATATAACTTTAACATGACGCGCTCCCCAGATTTCATCCGTAACATCTTCGACAAGATTTTTAGGACTAAAGTTAATTGTGCCTATACTTCGAGCAGATAATAAAGTCGATAAAGTTACAAAATTAAAACCCAACTTATTCTCAAAGAATACGAAGTTAGGAGAACCCTTTATATCAATAGCTTTTCTAGCACACCACTCGATTGCCTCGATGGGCTTCAAGTTTGGAACAATTACTTTCTTAAGACCTGTAGATTCTTCAATCAACCCAAACGAGTTTGTCGGAACGTTTAACTGGTTAGTTAATATTTGTTTGGCTATTGTTGAATATGTTGTGTTGTAAGCCTGTGAAACGATTTGTTGCTCTGAGAATATAAACTCGTCTGAGATAAAATGAAGCACATACGTCTCGCTCGACATATTTACGTTTTGTCTGTTCGATTGCTTGTATATTCTGAACAGTTTGTTTATATGAGCGTCGTCACTATCTACCGATTTATTAATTTTGATTTTCAATACTTCAGAACCATCAAACATTAACTTCTCAGATAGACCAACAGCGTCTCTAATTAGAATGGATCCTGACATGCACGGATTCAATAAATTATCAAAGATATTAATCTCTTCATATAAACCAGAGATGTCTATATCAGACATTCCTTGGATTTTAGTGATAATTTTCAGTTCTTTTATTGCAAACTGAGTGGACTGCCTTAGGGTTATCTCAGACATTATTCATTAGCTTTTCGTAAAGAATCTTCAATATCAGCAACAAATTCTGGCTTAACAACTTTAATTATTCTCTTACTTTCGTTTAACTCTTCTTCATACTCAAAATACGTTTTCGTGTATTTTACAGTATCAATTTTAATTATGTTGTTGTCTTGTAGAGTATAAGTATTAGTTGTTGCTGTAGCTGTGTTTGCATAGGTGTTAGCATCAAGTTGAATATCTTCAACGGATACCACTTTATTTACTTTTGTGTTCGTTTGTGTTATCCTATTGTAGTATCCGTATACAGTTTGCTTGGCCCAATCGGTACCAGTTTGACCTGCGATCACGTTTGCGCTAGGTAAATATTTACTCTCAATAAACCTATTAAGGCTTGTTGATTCTAATACCCAATCGAATTGAGGATGATATATGTTATTATAGTTTAATATTACCCAATGTTTTTCTGATGAACCATATAACTTATCCGCAATAATTTCTGGCGTCTCACCATCTTTGACTCTATAATTGTAATAGACAGCACTGTTATTTTTGAATGCATCATCAAAATTATATCGCGCAACAATGTTTGTAACAGTCTCTACACTAGTAGCATTATTTGCTAATGTATAATATGTTTTAGGAAACAATTTAAAATATTTTGCCATAATTAAAATGCTCTTTCTTCTTTTTTGCCATCAGGAGAACCTGAATAATTAAACTTCGTGAGTATTTGAGTTTCTTTGAATGTTAAAGCAAGTCTGATACCCACTGGCATACCAGTTCCACCTAATTTAACTTCTCCACCTACTCCGTTTGGAACTTCATATGCTGAAAATTGACCATTAGGAGCATAGTCAGTTTCAATATTCATTAGTACACAAGTTGATATTTTAGGTATATTGGTATTTTCTTGACCGCTATAGTAAAAACTAATATCAAACTCGGAAGGCGGAACTAAGAATAAACCTGCTGAACCACCTTGTAATAATTCAGGCGCTTGATGAAATTTTAATCTGTGAATGATATTTTGAACCCCTAAAGCCTCACTTTGACTTCTAGGATACATCATAAACTCAAACCTAAAAGTTCTAAATTCTGGTGATGAATATAGTAATTCTAGCTGTGGATTTAATACTGCACCAAATAATGAAGCACCTATTGCAGTACCAACACCGCCAGGTAAAAGTGCTTCTGCAAGTTTAGTGCCTATAAATGGCGTCATATTCTTTAATGCACCAGCAACAGCAGATTTAATGTCTCCGCCTTTTGCTATTTGTTGTATAGCCGAAACGCCTGCTTGACCACCTGATGCAAGCCCAGGAAGAATACCTTGATTCATACTTAAATCAGAATACCCTTGACTATAACTAAACTGCAATGTGTCGGGCATATATAACGCAATAGTGTCGGTAGTTCTTCTAACTGTTCTAAGGAAACTAGGCTTTTGTAATTGTTGAGATATATCCTTAATAGTATTGTTAGTATTATCGTTATTGGATACTAAAAGTTTAGGAATATACTTTGTGTCGTCGTTAGTAAACAACAATCCTGATATCTCTTTAGACGCGTTTAGCTTGTTTTGTACAGCTCCAGCAACAGTACTTAAAACTTGTGTTGCTCCTGAAACTGAATTGATTGACGCACCTATGTCTTGCTGTAGAGCGCTTAGATTCTTTTCAACCGTCATTGGACCCATATCACTATCAGCAGATCTATATTTTGTCTTGAGCTGTTGACCGATGTTGATAATCATGTAATGACCTTTGTCATAATTACCAATATCCTCAGGAAACCTAAATATATTACTAGCGTATGCTGAATCATTGACAAGATTTCCTTGGGTGAGTTTATCGAACAAATCTTCTTGTTTGAATGATACTTCGTTTAGATTGAATAATGACATCTTGATCCTTTTAGATTGACTATATATTTATATGAGTTTTGGACATAAAACATACAAAGGAACGTTCCGACCAACTGCACCAGAGAAGTATCGAGGTAACGTTGATAACATCGTTTATAGATCATCTTGGGAGTTAAGAGTGATGAAATGGCTCGATTCGCATCCTGAAGTTATATGGTGGTCGAGCGAAGAGTTAGTAATTCCTTACATTAATCCTATAGACAACAAAAAGCATAGATACTTTCCTGATTTCATTGCAAAGATGAAACGGAAAGATGGTTCTGTAATGACTTACGTAATTGAAGTCAAACCAGACTCTCAAACTAGAATGCCAACACAAAAGCGTAAGACTAAACGGTTTATTACTGAAGCTGCGACGTATGCAATTAATCAAGAAAAGTGGAGAGCTGCTGATAAGTTTTGCGAAGAACACGGATGGAAGTTTGTGGTTGTCACCGAAAAACATTTAGGTTTGTTTTAGTCTTATAAATATAACATGGCTTATTTAATAGATAGACTAAAAGACCAACTACAAGATACTGGTAAACAATCAGGATCTCGTCGTGCTCGTCAATGGATTAGACAAAAGGTAAAAGACCTTGCTAATGCTAGACAAACTGTCATGCGAGATAATAAACGTAAAGTTTCAATGCCTATTATTGGTAAAATGTATTTTTACTTTTACGATCCAAAAACTAAAGATACTTTGAAATATTACGACAAGTTT